CGCTGACATCACCGGTCGTCGCGCGCTGACAGCGCCGGCACACGGACCGTTCTAGAAGCTCTCTGGAAGCCATGCGCTACAGAGATCGCCCTCGTTGCACCTGAATACCCTACTAAACCGATAGTCTAAGTAGACTGATGGGCAAAGTGGTGCTAAGGGTGTGATATGACGCCAGGTACAAAGGTCGTCGTGCACGTGAGCGCCTGCGCCGGCAACCGCACTGCAGGCAGGAAGCTCGCCAGGGTCGTGTCTGATGACGGTGAGACGTTACTCGTGTCTCTGGCCATGTTCGGCGGCAGGTTCGCCAAGCCGCGCACTGTGACAGCGGCACAGGTTCTGAGGGAGGCCACGCCGCGAGAGATCGAACTGCGGTGGATCACATGAGCGCCGACGGGTCTGATTCCACCTTGCCGGCAGTTCACCGGCGTCCGCTGCCCGCTGGCATGAAGCCGTGGAAGCCGGGTCAGAGCGGAAACCCGTTAGGCCGCAACGTAGCTCAGCGCCGAGTGGAGCGCATGATCGCCAAGGAGCACGCCAGCCCCGAGGGCATGCGCGAGGTCTTCGCCAGGCTCAAGGCGTTGGCCATGGGCGAGATGATCCGAGTGGTCAGCGATGACGGTGAGGTGTCAATCCAGCTGCGGTGCAAGCCGGAGTACATGCGGATGTACCTCGACCGCGTGCTTGGCCCGGTGCGCGACGTCGATGCCGTGGACGCTGCGGTTCAGAAGCGCCTCGGCGAACTGCTCGAGCACGCCGAGCGCGAGTCGCAACGCCGCGACGAGGCCATCACCGTGACGGGCGACGTGAAGCCATGACGGCGCTGGTCATCGAGGCGCCAACAGAGCTGCCTGTGGCGGTTCGACCAATGGGCTCCGCTGATCGGGCCTTCGTGCGCGAGACGACGCTGAAGGTGCGCAACCACCAGATGGGCGAGAAGCAGCTACCCTGGCGGCTGGCGCAGCGTGCGCACGGTCCTGACGTGGATGCGGCGCTCGAAGGCACGGCGCTGATTGCCGAGTCGGGCGGCGTGATATTGGGCTTCGCTGTGGCCAAGGCCGACGTGCTCGAGATGCTCTACGTCAAGCGCGACTTCAGGGGCGAGGGCTTCGGGTATCGGCTCTGGGTCGACGCGGGGCGCCCGGCCTACGCGCGCAGCCCAACGCCGAGCTTCCGTCACTGGATGCGGCGCAACAAGCTGGAGCTGGAGACAACGCGATGACTGCCGCCATTCGCAAGGTGCTTGAGGACCACGCGACCGGGATGGGCGTCAGCTTCTCGAAGGTGCGCAAGCATTACGAGTCGCTGGGCGAGGCCGATCGGTTCGCGTTCATACGTGGCGCTCGCGAGCTCGAGATGGCCCATCGGGAGTTCATGAAGGACCCCGACGGCTTCAAGGCCACGCAGACGCCTGTGCTGTTCGGTGCGAACGAGGAGGAACTGTGAAGCGCTACGTTGCCAAGGCGCTGCAAGGAGCAGCAGAACGCGCGGGCGTGAGCGTCAAGAGCATGCGGCGCAAGTTCGCCAGGTTGTCGCAGGAGGAACGCGCGGCGTACGCATCGGCCACGGCAAGGCGCGAAGGGCTGAAGGATGCCACTCCTCAAGGGTAAGGGCGCCGCGGTCAGGTCGGCCAACATCGCCGAGCTGGTCAAGTCTGGCTACCCAGACAAACAGGCGGTAGCCATCGCGTTCAACCAGCAGCGGCGCGGGAAGAAGGGCAAGCGATGAATGCGCGCTCCATCGCCGCAACTCGCCGAGCTCGCCCGTAGGGTAGTCCGCGCGCAGTCGGCGACGACGCCGCGCAACTGGGGCGCGTTCAGGCAGCTTCTCGGGCCTGAACAGCTCGCACTGGTAGACGACAAGGCACCGCTGGTTTCGGCTGACCCTGGCCGCCGCGCCGGCAAGACCACCAGCTTCATCGCCAAGAGCCTCGATGCGCTGTCCATGCGCGGGCCGGCGGGCGTCTGCTACTTCGCCCCCAGCGACGAGCAGGGCGTGGACATCGTATGGGAGGACCTGCGCGAGTACAACCAGACGTACGAGCTCGGACTGCGCGAGCGGTGGTCTGAACGCAGTTGGAATTGGGGAACGAGCCGCATCGAGGTGCTGGGCTTCAACACGCGCAAGGACGCCGAGCGGGCGCGCGGTCGCAAGTTCAGGTTGGTGTGGATCGACGAGGCGCAACTCGCGCCGGCATGGTTCGCGAAGCTGGCCACCGCGGCTATCATGCCGACGACGCTGGACTACCGCGGCCAGGTCTACGCCACAGGTACGCCAGCCGAGGTCGCAGAGGGCTTCTTCTTCGACGCTTGCCACAACGCCGAGTGGTCGAGTCAGCACCACTGGACGGTCAACCAGAACCCCTTCTACGTGCGCGCTGGACGCGATGGTCTGGCCGAGGCGCGGGCCATGTACGCGCTCGACGAGAACTCTGTCACGTACAAGCGCGAGTGGCTGGGCATTTGGATCGTCGACCCCGACGCGCTGGTCTACTACATCCCTGACAACGCCATCGTGCCAGCGTACGGCAACGCCTGGCACGCCAATGTCATCGGGCTCGACCTCGGCTGGAAGGACCACGACGCCATCAGCGTGATGGGCGTCGAGCCGCTGCGCCAGTGGTCGCGCCTGCGCCACATGGAGACCAAGGGCCAGCAGACCAACCACCAGCTGTTCCGTCGCATCCTTGAGTTGGCCGTCCAGTTCCCTTGCGCCGATGGCAGTCCGCCGACCGTGGTCTACGACCCGGCAGGCCATGCGACTCGCAAGACCATCGAAACGTTTCGGTCAGACGCGCCGAAGATCCACTGGGTGCAGGCCGACAAGCCGCAGAAGGTCCAGTTCATCGAGTGGCTGAACAACGACCTGCGCGAGGGCCGCACGTTCGTCGAGACGGGAAACCTCATGATCAAGGAGGCCAAGCGCCTGCGCTGGAAACGACCCGGCAAGGTGGCCGAAGACGCCGACCATTCGGACCCTGGCGACGCCTGGCTGTACGCCTGGCGCCACGCCCGTGACATGCTGCGCGAACTGCCCAAGGAGGTTCAGCCGATCGCCGAGGACCCGTTCAAGGAGCACATGAACCGCATGCTAAAGCCGGCGGCGAACGTGAGGGCCGGTTACTTCGCAGACCGCGGGCGCAACCTTGGTTAGCGCTTCAGAAGCTGAAGCATGTTCAGCCACCGAAGCTGCAGCGTCGTCGCGGTCGGATAGCTGACGGTGGCAACGTTCCCCGTCTGGTCGTTCCAAGAGACGGTCAAGGTGTCAGCGTCAAGCGTCCACGTCCCGCTGTAAGGCTTGAACCACTGCCCGTTGCCCAGTTCGGGGGTCTGCGCTTCGACGACCGTCCCATCAGAGGAGAAGTCATAGGAGCCGACTGGGTACGTAGACGGATGTCCGTCGGTCGACACTATGGTCCACTTGCCCAGCAGCGGTCCCGTGAGTTCCTGTTGCGCTTCACCTGGGGCGGCGTCGCACCCAGCCAGCAGCAGAACAGCGATCGCCAGGGTCTTCATGGTATTCATTGGTGGCTCCTTTGTCGGAAGGGGCGGGCGTCGTCGGTGGTCAAGACCGGCGGCGCCCAGTTACTCGCCAAAGATGAGCCTGGACGGCTCTCGGCGTCAAGCTGACCGCCTGTTCAGCCAAAGACCAATGGCGTTTCCGCCATTGCTGCGAGTCGCGTCTAGGCCAAATAGCCTATTGACAGCGGCGGTGAATGGTGCGTCCCGATGGGCGTGGGAGAACCCTGGTTCAAGGCTGACCGCGCGACGATCGGTCATGAGCTCCAGTCCCAGGTCCAGATCGTAGAGCGTTCGCCATGCGAGTCGACGCGGCGGAACAACCTGCTGTACGACCTAGAGTTGTACCTCGGGCGCAAGATGACGTCGCTCTACGCCATCTCGGGCGGCGACTACGAGCGGCTGTGGAACCCGGACAGCCTGGTGTTCAACGTCTGCTATTCCATCGTCAACACGATCAGGAACCGCATCTGCTCGTTTCGCCCACGCGCCCAGTTCCTGCCGAACGGCGGCGACTACAAGGCCCGTCGGGGCGCGCGCGACAGAACGGCGATGTCCGACTCGTGGGCGCAGGATCAGGCGTACCAGGCCGAGGCGTCGCTGGCGCTGCGGGACATGCTTACCGGCGACGGCGGCGTGCTCAAGGTCTACAAGGACTCGTTGCACGACACGGACGGTAAACTGGACAGCGTCTGCGTCGGGCGCTTCCCATCGTGGGAGTTCCTATTCGACGAGGCCGAGAGCATCTACCGCATGCCCGAATGCGCGTACCACACGACCTACATCCCGATCGAACAGGCCGAGGCGCGCTACAAGATCGACCGCCAGACGCTGGCGGCTGGAATCTGCGGGCCGCCCGAAGGGATCATCTACGCCAGCAACCGAGAGCTGATCCGCTGCGTCGAAGCCTGGAAACGAGGGCCCAACGGGCGTCACCTGACCGTGGTAGCTGACCAGGTGATCGGCGAGGTCGAGGAGTGGAAGTACGACGGCTTTCCGCTGGTGCAGAACACTTTCGACGAGGGCCAGGTCGGCTTCTGGGGAACGGGCGCTGTCACGCCGCTGCGGTCGATTCAGCTCGAGCTGAACGAGATGCAGACGACGTTGCGCGAGGCGTTCCGCAACGCGGCCACGAAGATCATCGCCTACCAGCAGAACGAGAACGCGATCGGACTGCTGACCAACGCCTACGTGATGGGCGTGCCGTACGTGAACACGCCCCCCACGGTCATGACGCCGCCGGCGGTCGACCTGGGGCATTACCAGTACATCAACCTGCTGAAGACGCAGGCGTACGAGACGCTGGGCGTGTCGCAGTTCCTGGCCAACGGTACGCGGCAGAAGGGTAGTACCAGCGCCGTCGCCATCCAGGAAGAGTCCGAGCTGCAAAGCGACCGCCTGGCCAACCTGTCGCAGGTCTGGGAAACGATGCGCGTCGATACCGCCGTCTGGTGGAACCGCTTTGGCATCGAGCTGGCGCGCGCAGGCGTCCCGGTGAAGTGGAAAGCCATGCACCGCGGCGCCTTCAAGGAGCTTGTCTTCGGCGACCTCGAAGCCGAGTGGGAGATCCGCCCAACCCCCACCAGCGTCTTCGGCCAGTCGCTCTCGGGCCGGCTGGACAAGGCTGTCGAGCTCATCAAGGGCGGCTTCATGTCAAAGGAGGACGCCCTCCGCGCCCTCGACATGCCCGATATCGCGCCGATCGTCGACCTGCAGCTCGCGCAGTCCTATGGCATGGAATGGCTCATCGACGACATTCTCGAGGAGGGCATCTACCGCCAGCCCGACAAATACTTCGACCCGAAGTCGCTCGACAGCTACGCCAAGAATCGCTACTTCCTGGCGCTCTCGGACGGCTCGGCCTACCCGGACAAGCACATGTCGCTGATGCGACGGCTCATCGACACCAACCAGCGCAGGCTGGCCAAGCAAATGGCCGCCCCGCCGATGCAGCAGCCGGCCCCGCCGGCGCTCCAAGGAGCTTCTCCCGAAATGCTCGAGCAATCCGCGCCTGGCGCTCGCCCGGCCGCCTAAAACGAAACAGGAGTCCCAATGTCGAAAGGTTCCGCAGCACCTGCTCCAGCAGCATCCGCTCCCGCCCCCGCAGCCTCGGCCCAGGCGCCGGCATCCGCCCCATCTGGCGTCTACGCCAAGGGCGCACCGCTCGTCATCGAGTGGAACAACGACGCCCAGGACGGCCCTCAAAGCGGCGTCAACGACGCGCACGTCATAGACCCCGAGACTGGGAAGCCCGAGGTTGTCGAGCCGGCCAAGGAAGAGAAGGCCGAGCCAGAAGAGACAACCGAGCCGAAGGCGGCCAAGCCGACCAATTCGGAGCGCCGGCGCGAGACGTTGCGCGCGCTCGAATCCGAGCAGAAGGCCCGCAAGCTCGAAGAGGCGCTCAAGACCGAGCAGGGCGAGCGCAGCAAGGCCACCGCCGAAGCCGCCAAGCTGCGCGCCGCCATCAAGGAAGGCACGCTGGGAGACCTGCTCCAAGAGCGCGGCATGAGCGCAGAGGAGGCGCTTGAGGCGCTGCTCATCGGCGGTGACAAGGCCAAGCCGTCCAAGCCAGCGCCGAAGCCCGAAGAGGCCGCCATCGAGGAGCTGCGCGCCGAGTTGAAGGCGCTCAAAGACGAGCGAGCAGCTGACCGCAAGGCACTGGAGGATTCGCAGAAGGAGAACGGCGTGCGCGCCGAGAAGGAAGCGATCGCTGCGATCCAGGACATGACCAAGGAGCTCGACCTGCCCGTGACTCGCGCGGTCGACAACGGCCACCAGCTCATCCTGGCCACGGCCCATCAGATGTGGTTGAACGAGGGCAAGACCGGGCAGATCGCCGACTACGTGCCCGATGCCGCCAAGGCTGCCGAGAGCTACTGGCGCAAGGAGAAGCCTGGCCTTGCCGCCCTTGCCGACCGGGCGACCAATGGCGGAAACGCCAATGCTCGCCCCGAAGCGCCGCCATCGGTGAGCCGCCGCAATGGGTCGCGCCCTGACGCCAAGCCGAAGTCGCTGTGGGCGCGCGGCAACGATGGGCAGATGCCGAGCCGCGAGGAGATTGACGCCCAGATCAAACGGGAGTTGGCCTTCGTCGATAAGGTTTGACTTTCGTTCGCAGGTGTACATCGTCGATAGCTAGTACCGGGCTGGCGCCCACTTCGAAACGTTCCGCATCTCGAAACACCCATTCGCGCCGTGACCGGGTTGACCGCAACCCAACTCACCACGAGGTGTTTCGATGGCAACTGGCGCAACGTTCGCAAACCTGACTAGCGGCCTCAAGCGCCGCTATGACGATTCGTTTCTCGGCTACGTTGGTTGGAGCAAGGGGCCTGCGGGCGCCATGCTTCGCAAGAAATCATGGAGCGGCGAGTTCGCGCCGTACATGATGCGCGTTGGCAACTCGCCGGCAACGTCGGCGACCTACTCGATCGCCGCGGCGAAGTCGGAGGACACGACCTACGGCTTCACCACGGTCAAGCAGGCCCAGGTCCCGTGGGTCACCGACTACGGACGCGCGACCATCGCGGGTCTGCTCATCGCGACGGCCAGCGACAAGATGGGCACGGTCTACGACAAGTTCGTCGCGCAGATCGACGGCATCCTCGACGGGACGATGCATTCGTTCTGCACGAACATCTACCGCGATGGGTTCGGCTGCATCGGCAACATCGACGCCTCGACCAACCTCGCGACCACGTCGCTGATCCTCGCCGTCAAGGAGGACATCGTCCTTTACGAGAAGGGCATGGACCTGGTGTTCAGCATTGCCAACTCGACGGCGGTCCTGCGCAACGCCGGCTCGGTCCTGACCGTTGCGGGCCTCGGCACGGTGGCCAACGGGACGCTGACCATGTCGGCGGTGCTCAACACGGTTACCGGCATCTCGACCGGCGACTTCATCTTCAAGTCGGGCAACCGGCAGAACAGCGCGACGCCCACCAAGCTCTGCTTGTCAGGCTTCGACGCCTGGCTGCCTGTCGCGGCTCCGACCGGCGGTGAGAACTTCAACAACCTCGGCGATCGCAACCTGGACGGCCGGCTCCTGGGAACCGTCATCGCTGCGACCACGATGACCGAGGAAGAGTCGCTCATCAACGCCGCGATCGAAGCTGACCGCGTCGGTGGCAAGCCGCGCACCTGCTTCATGAACCCGACCCGCTACGGCAACCTGCTGTTGCAGGGACAGGGGCGCTACCGGCCGGCAACGGTCAAGGGACCCATGGGCATCGGCTTCGACGGCGTGGTCGTCGAGACCAACTACGGCAACATCCAGGTCTACTCGGACCGGTACTGCCCGCGGAAGCGGTCGTTCCTGCTCGAGATGGACAGTTGGACGGTGTACGGGGCGGGGTCTTCGAAGATCCCCGACTTCATCACGGTCGACGGCAACAAGATCCTTCGCCAGACCGCTGACGATGGCGTCGAGACCCGCGTTGGCTACTACGGCGCCCAGGGCTGCAACGCACCGGTCCACAACGTCGTCATCCAGCACGAGTAACACGCCATGCCGACCAACAAACGCAGTCCATTCCCGTCCAAGGGCTACTTTGGGCGGAAGGGCGTCGCGACCTTCGGGCACAACGTCGTCATCACCGCGGCGGGCGCCATCGCGTCACAGGACTCGCCAATCGATTCGGCGGTCGTTGCGACAAAGCAGGGAGGCGCGGGGCTCTACCTGATCACGCTTCCCAGCTCGTTCAAGAAGGTCATCGAGCTCGACGTGGCTATCCAGGGGGCGATCACCGCCGCCACCGTGGGGAGCTTCTTCGACTGGGAGACCAACAACATCGACGGCGGCACCGCGGCGGGGACCATCCTGCTGCAGTTCAGGCGGCCCGATACTTTCGCCGTCGCCGATGTGCCGTCGGGCACCGTTCTGACCATCACCATCAGCGTCGTGATCGGAGTCTGATCATGTTCGAAAAGGAAGCTGCGAACCTGGCGAAGTACGCCAAGAAACGCAAGGAAGCCGACTCGCCCGAAGAGGAGGTGTCCGAGTCTCCCGAGGAAGCGTCAACCGAGACGCAGCAGGGGCAGGACGGATCCAACGACGACGACATGGGCAGCTATGACGACGTCGAGGGATCGGCGGCCGACGAACTGGCTGGGCTCGCGGGCGTGAAGGACAAGGCGGCTTTCAAGAGCGCCCTGTCCGACTACGTCCAGGCCTGCGTCAAGAAGGCGATGGCGAGCTAACCAATGGCGGCAACGCTGGCCTCACTGCGGACGAGGGCGCAAGTGCTCTCCGACAACGTGGGGTCAGCGTTCGTCTCCAATACGGAGTGGCTCGACTTCATCAACGACGCCATCAAAGCGCTGTGGGCTGACGTGGTCAGCGTGCAGCCCGACTTCAGGCTTACCGTGTTTCCGTTCTCCATAGCATCGACGGCAACGCCGTTCGTCGCGCAGCCGGCTGACTTCCGCATGATTCGATACCTGCGCTCCGACCCTGGAACGCAGAATCAAAAGTACCTGAACAAGCTGGGCGCTCGCTCTGGCGCTGCCGACTGGGAGCGCAGCTACCGGCAGCAGGGCACGAGCATCTACATCGAGCCAGCCCAGCGCTCGGTTGGCGCCTACGACCTGGTCTACGTGCCGCAGCCGCCAATCATGGTCAACGACACCGACATCCTGGACGCCGAACTCGACCAGTTCGAGGACTACATCGTATTCTCGGCGACCATCTCTGCGATGGTCAAGGGCGAGGACGACGCCTCAACTGTCAACGACCTGCTGAACAATCCCGATGTCGGCGCTCGCGCTCGCGTGCGCAAGTGGGCCGCCGGGCAGCGCAGCGCAGATCCACAGCGCGTCGAGGACGTTCGCGGGCGCTACGGCGGTTGGAGGTCGCCGCCGCCATGACGATGCTCAAGAAGCCGTCAATCGAACTGCTCGACGGGTCGGCCGCATCGAAGGCTGGCCTGCTCAACGTTCTGATCGGTCTCTACGATGGGATCCTGTCGCTGCAACGCGCGCAGTTGCCCGACTCCATCCCGGGGCTGCAGGCCATCACCATCTCAACGCACGCAGCGTTGCGCGCCCAGGTCGGAGACGTGAACGCTACGATCGGACCGCGGTCCTGCATCGTCTCGGGGCGTACGAGGCCATTCGACGGCGGTGGCGGGATCTATGTCTGGGATGCCGGCTCGATCGCGGTCGACGACGACGCATCAATTGTTCAACCAACGGCGATCGGCCTCGGGAAGCCAGGGCGCTGGGGAAGGGCTGTGATCTGGTGAGTATGGACTGGCTTACGAAGTACATCCCCGGCTATCACAAGGATGCGCCTGACGTTACGAAGACGCCGCAAGCGCAGGCGCTGCAGAACTACGGCAACCAGCTTGCATCGGCGACCCCTGCCGGCAATCCGGCGGGCACGCTCCAGGAAGGCGCCGCATCGCCGCAGCAGCTCGCGCAGGCGCAGGCGGTGTCAGACGGCATCGACCAGCAGATCGAAGCGTTGTTCGCGAAGTACCGCGGTAAGAATCAAGACCAGGCGTTCAAGGACCAGTACCAGGCGCTGCAAGACCAGAAAGGCAACGCCCAGAACCGCCTCAAGCAACTCCAGTCCGACACGCAGGGGAACATCGACCCGGCGGCCAAGGCGGCGCAGACGCAGGCGCTGCAGATGGAACTGGACGCCGCGGCTGGCAAAGCGCCAAGCGCCGCCGAGCAACTGCTGCGTCAGCAGACCGATCAGAACATGCGGGACCAGCTCAACCTGGCGGCGACGACCCAGGGATCCAATCCTGGCATGTCGCAGCGGGCCGGCCTGGCCGGTGCCGCCGACGTCAACAGCCGCGCATCTGCCAATGCGGCTGCTCTGCGCGCCAACGAGATCGCCACCGCTCGCGAAGCAGCCGCAGGCACGGCGACGAACCAGCGAGGCCAGAACATCGGGATCGCGCAGTCGAACCAGGCGACGGACGTGAACAAGACGACCCAGGCGCTGGCGGGCCTGGGCGCCAACACCAACCTGGCGACTCAGAACGTCACCAACCAGCTCCAGAACCAGGCCGCCAACGACACGACGATCGGACACATCTACAGCGGCGTTGGGCAAGGCGCAGCCGCTGCGTCCGACGAAACGCTCAAGAAGAACATCAAGGACGGGGACTCGGCGGCTGACAGCTTTCTGTCGCAGCTCCACAAACCGAAGACCTTCGAATGGAAGGACCCGACGAATCCGCTCTATGGCGGACCAGGGAAAGAGCTCGGAATCATTGCCCAGGACCTCGCCAAGAAGAACACGGCGACCGGCCCCGACGGCAAGCGGTGGATCTCGGCTGACGTCATCGGCCAGGTACTGGCCGGCCTCGGGCGCCTCGATGAAAAGGTCGAGGCGAAGGGCAAGAAGTGAGCCCCGAGGAGGAAGCTCTGCTCGCTGCGAATCCGACCGGCTCGCTACTGCCGGAGCACGAGCTGCATGTCGAGGAGGCGCATCGCGACACGACGTCGGGCGAGACCAAAAAGACCTTCTCGCCCGAGCAGATCGCGCAGCAAGGACGCGACGCCGCGCTGCTGGCCGACCAGGAAGCGCAGGAGAAGACTCGCCTCGAGGAGCAGGCGCGGCCCACGGCGCAGATCAACAGCGACCTGGCCGCCGGCGCAGCGACCAACGTCGCAGCCACACAGAAGGCGAAGCTTGACGCTCTCCAAGGCTCCAACGGCGTGCCTGGCCTGGACGCCATGATCCAGCAGCACCGCGACCGCATCAAGGCCACCGAGGACCGACTGGCAGCCACGCCAACGCCCGCGCTGTTCGCCGACGGCACGACCCACGGCAGCATCATCAAGGGCGCCATGCTGGGCCTGGCCACGCTGGGCGACGCCATGCAGAAGGCGGCCATGGTCCGCATCGGCCACGCGCCTCCCACCGTCAACACGGTCGGCGACATCATCAACCGTGACCTCGACCGCCAGCGCGAGAACATCGGCCGGCTGAAGGACAACGTCGTCATGGCCCGCACGGGGCTAAACGACGCGCAGCAAGCCCGCACGCAGATGCTGCAGGAGATCGACCTGAAGGGCGCAGCTGCCTACGACAAGCTGCTTGCGCTCTCCAAGGCCCGTCTGGCGGCCCTTGGCGTCAAGGGTGTCGACATTGAGAGCAACCAGCACGTGCTCGACCTGCGCGACAAGGCCGAGGAGCACCGCCGCAAGGTCACCGACACGATGTTCACCGAGGTGGCGAAGCACACGACCGCCCACGGCGCCGTCACGTCGACCACCGACCGAACGGGCAAGACAAACCCCAACGCGGTGCCGAAGACCATCACCGACAACATGTCGGGGCAGGACTTGCCGATCGACCCGACGCGTACCGACTCGCGTAAGCACAACGCCGCCGTGGCGAACCTGCCCAACGTGAACGGGGCGATTCAGATTCTCGACTCGGTCCTTGGGTCGACCGCCAACGGCGAGCAGCACGCGCCCGAGTGGGCGAAGTACCTCGGAAGCACCGACGCCAAAGCGCAGGCGGGGCTCAATGGCCAGATGACGCGGTTCCGCAGCGCCTACGCGGCGTCGAAGAAGGAGAGCGTCGGGGAATCCAACGCTCACGAGCTCGCCAGCGCCATACCAGACCCGCCGTCGTTCCTGGCTCCCAGGACCGCGTGGGAGGCCTGGCAGACGAAGATCGAAGACACGCGCAAAGAGATGCTCGACATGCGCAAGGAGCACCTTGCGAACGCCGGCGTGCCCCGCGCGGTCATCGAGCAGGTCAGCCAGCCGAAGGAAGGCAATGGCGGAAACGCCAATGCTGCGCAGAGCGTCACGGCTCCCGCTCCGACCCAGCCGCCGCCGTTCGTGCCTCAGGCCCCGGCGCAGGTGACGACCAACGCGCAGCCGGGGACGCCGAAGCTGCGGGCTATCCAACTGCTCAAGAGCAACGACCCGAGCATCGCCGCCGGCCGGCCGCTGCTGATGCGGAAGTACGGCATCACCGAGGCAGACCTCCAATGACCGACGCGCAGAAGGAACTCATCTCGCTGATGCAGGAGCCGGGCGGCCCTACGACGCCCATGGGGCCTGCTGACCGCGCAGTTCGCCAGCCTCCGCCGGCGGGCATGCGGCCAGCGGTTCCGCCCGATGACGTACCGGCCAACGACGTGCGCCCCGACTACTCGCAGAAGTCCGTCCCGGCCATGATCGCCGGCAGGAACCCGAACATCACAACGCCCGAGGTCTCGGCGGCATCGCTCGCGCGGCAGAACGCCGAAGACCCGATCAAGCACGACCCGCTTGCTGGCATGATCGTGCAGGGGCTGGTCGCGCAGGGTGCCGGCACGGTGATCGGCGCTGGCGCTCGCGCCTTGGCGCCAGGCAGCCCGCTCGTCCAGGCGGCAGCGCAGAACGCCGCCACTGGGGCTGTGGCGACTCCAGAGCATCCGTTGGCAGGTGCAGGCATGGGACTTCTGAACGTCGCGCCACGCGCCGCGCAGGCGGCTGACAACGCGATCGGAGAGGCAGCGCTCAACCGCGTGACCAATCCGGCTCCCGTCGGGAGCCACAAGATCGCCGACGCTATCGGCGGCGCTGCGGGAACGTTCGTCGGGCACAAGATCGGCGGCCCAGTTGGGGCCATCGTCGGCGGCGTCGCCGGAACGCAAGCGCGTCGTGCGACGACCGCTGGCGTCGATGCCGTCGCTCAGAAGCTGGCCGCTCGCCACGTGGCCCGCCTCGATGCACTCCGCGCGCTGAGCGGAACTGCTGCCGATTCCGCGGTCCCTGTGCCCGTCGACGCCGAAGTAACGGTGCCAGAGAAGTACGTCCCGATTCAGCAGACCGCCGACGCGAAGGTCGCCGAGCTCGAAGCCAACGCTCCATTCAACGCTCCCGCGGCAGAACCGCCTTCGCTCAAGGCTGACGTGATCCGAGATGCAGCGAAGTTTCGCTCCCAGCCGTACAGCTACGCAGCGCACCCAGAAGGCGCGGCGACGAGGTCTACCGCGAGCTCCAGTTGGCCCGACCTCGTCTATCCCGAGCCGAAGCCGATCGCGAAGCCGGCTACCATGGAAGACAAGCTGGCCAGCAGCATCGCCATCGTGAAGGGCCTCAAGGAGGCGCGCGCGGCCGGGACGCTGACCGCCGAGATGGTGCAGCAGGCAATCGACTCGGGCATCAACCCGAACATCGTCTACAGCCTCGCCGGCGGCAAGGGAGCCACGGCTGCAGCCTCGAAGCCCATTTCTGACGCCGTCTTGAGCGGCAACCACGAAACGGCCAGGGGGCTGCTCCACAAGGAGCTGTTCAAGCGCTGATGCCCTACCCGAAGCAAGCAGTGAACTGGCCCTTAACTGGCGGCCTCGCCACCAAGGCGTCGCCACTGGCACAGCAGCCGGGCAGTCACATCGTGCTGCAGAACGTTCGCCAGGAGCGCACCGACGAGTGGAAGGCGCGCGGTGGAACCACTCACAACGCCGCCGACGACGTCCCTGGCTTCCCGGTCAAGGAAGTCGGTCTCCCCGGAGGCGGGCGCATCGCCATGACCAACGAGTCAGGAAACTCGCCGGCTGGCCTGTTCTATCAGGCCACCGCCGGCGCCGCTCGCTGGAAACGCATGGACAGCACAGCATGCGCCCAGTCTTCGCCGGCGGTATGGAATCGCCGCGCTGTAGCCGCGACTGACGCAGTCGTGCAGTCAGATTATTGCGAGGGGTCAGTCTACTCGCTGACCGCGTGGGCCGGGCTATCAGGATCGAGCCTGGGCCTGTTTTTTCGCATCGCAAACAAGACTGACGGGACGATTCTGCCGGCCTCGACGAACTGGCCTTTAAACTTCATCACGGCAACCGGTGTTCGTCCCCGCTGCATCATGGACAACGACAAGCTGTGGCTGGTCTACATCGACACCAGCACGAACACCGTCGTCTGCCAGGCATGGGATGGAGCGACCGGCGCACCGGCGGTAATAAATGCGGTGCAACCCGGCGCGGTGAACGCGATCCACTACATGGACGCATTCAGCTATGCTCCAGGCACGGTTACGGTGGTAGTCCGCGCCAACCCGGCCAACACCAGATTCCTGGAGTTCAATTCCGCCACAGGCGCCAACGTCGCCAACGTGCTGCTTGGCTTCGATTCTGACATTGCGATATCGCTGCTGCCCGACCCGGACCTTAGCGGAGTTCGATTCCTGGCGATGTCGAACACGTTGCCACAGGTGAGCGTGTTCAGGCTGACCTCAGCTGGGGCCGTCCTGGGCGGCCTCATAGCCGAGGCGATCACTGCTTCGCAGATAACCGGATGCGCCTATTCCGCGGGCGTTGACTGGCAAATCGTATACGGAAACGGAGCCGGTATAAGGGCGTGCAAGCGGCTGGGCGGAGTGGTCGGAGCAGCCTCGGCAAC